AATAAAGCCATTTTTACTTTACGAGGAGCAGAAAGCGAACTAAAGTATCAACAAGAGTTATATAAATCAAATGTAGAATGCAGAAAGAAAACAGGACTGAAGCAAATAAGTTGAAAAAAATTATTGATTGGATTAAAGGTTCAGTAATTTGCATTGGGGTGCTAGGGTACTGCATTTTCGCAAGCTTCATGTGCTTATTTTACGAAGAGGAATAAAAAAGCTTGACAGATCACAGATTTTCTGTCAGTATTAAGGAATGATGAAATTAGAAACACTATATAAAATAGATTCTGTTGATAGGCTTAGAGAATGGACGATGCACATAGACGGCAATTCTTTTTACGCTATCAAGGGATTGGTTGGAATGAAATTGACGCAAGACAAGCCGACTACCGCAACGGCAAAAAATGTTGGCAGAAGCAACGAGACTACTAACGAAGAGCAAGCAAAGTCTGAAGCACAGGCTAAATGGGAAAAAAAGTTAAAAGAAGGGTACGCACTTACTCCTCAAGATGCAGAATCTCGACAATACTTTGATCCAATGCTTGCACAATCCTATGACGATAGAAAGACTGCAATACAGAGCGTTTTCGCAGATGAGGGCATGGTGTATTGCCAACCGAAACTAGATGGTATTCGTTGCATTGTTCGCAAAGAAGGAGATCAGATTATCGCTAGGACTCGTAGTGGTAGAACCATTGATTCTATACCACATATCATAGAATCTGTTCAAAGTTATTTTGATACAGATAACTCCTTGGTGCTTGATGGAGAGCTATATAATCACGAATTGAAACATGATTTTAATAAAATAGTTTCGCTCGTAAGAAAGCAAACCCCAAGTCGCACAAAATCTGATACAGATAAATCTTTTGATAAAAAACTTAACAAGTATGAAAGTGCTATGGTAGAATCCAAATCTTTAGTTCAGTATCATATTTATGACATTCCAAGAAGTGACACATTCTCAAAAAATAGTTTATTTTCAGAAAGATTTTTTGCAGTAGAAATAGATTCTGACGATCATGTAAAGATGGTAAAGACATCTATTGCTTTTAGTTTTGATGATCTTGATGAACATTACAAAAAATATGTCGCTGATGGTTATGAGGGTCAAATGATTCGCATAAATTATACTTATGAGAAATCTAAGCGTAGTGCAAAGCTACTCAAGCGTAAAGACTTCATGGATGCAGAATATAAGGTTGTAAACATCGAAGAGGGTAACGGCAATAGAACAGGTACGGCAAAACATCTTGTTTGCTATTGCGACAAAACTGAACAAAATTTTAATTCAAATATTAAAGGCAACTTTGACTATCTTGCAGAGATTCTTAATAACAAAGAATACTATATTGGCAAACAGGCAACTATTAAATTCTTTGAACTAACTCCCGATGGAGTTCCCCGATTCCCATACGCAATAGCGTTTAGAGACTATGAGTAATATAATTGAAGATTTTTTTGAAGGAAGTAATCCTCAGAAATTTGATCCCGAAATTGAATTGAGTAAAAAATTGCACGAAGGTTTAATCTTTGGCGGTTGGCACTCAAGAGAAATTCCTAGATTAATTGACGAAGCCTTTAGTGATGGCAATGGAAGTATCACGCTAACAATATCAAAAGATTTTGTAGATGAAAACGAATGGCATCATTTGAATGTAGAGATTAATAAATTAAAATGAATTTTGAATCAAATAACTCAGATAACTTACATAAAATTTTAGATCATTTATTAGAAGAGTGTTGTGGCAATTTATCAGTCGAAGACCTAGAAGCAGTTAGAGATAGGTACGAAATAGTTTGTCGAAATGGAGTATTTTGGGTGAAACAGGATAACAAAAATAGATTAGCATACGACTTGAGAGATTTCGGAATGTGGTTGTGTGATTTTATTGCAAATAAAGAAAGAGAATATTGGGATGAAACTGACTAAATATCAAAAAGCTAGATTACGAGAATTTGAATGGGATGTTTATACAACTGATGATGGAGAGCAAAATTGTGCGTGGATTAGTATTGCTCCCGAAGATGGTTCGATCTATGGAGAGGTTGTAGAAAGTTTAGGCTTGACAGGAGAGGGGAAAGATGTCAAACTTTTAATTGTAGCAACGAATGAATCAGATGAATAAAAAAGCACTAGATGGTTTAAAGAAAGAAGAAGAGGTATATCTCAAGCTTAGAGATACTCGCCTTCAAATAAAAGACCTAGAGGCAGAATTAGAGTTTATGGAGTTAAGGGAATCTGATGAGTGGAAGTACATTGCTTATTTAAAAAACAAAATAGATAACTTATACAAAAAATTTATTAAATTAGAAATAGAACATGAGTCTATAATTGAATTAGGAAATGAAAGAGATTGGAATAATTATGAATAAAAAAAATATGAAAAAAAAACCATCCATTGATGACATGAGATACGATCTTGCAGAAGCAGAAGCTATGAACATGAATGTTGCGGATATTATTAATTTACTTGTTGAAGGCTACGAAGGATTAGAGAGTATCGCTGATATTGAAATCGAAGAAGAATGGAATAGCTTATTTTCTCCGATTCCCATACATGATGGAGACAATAAATAATGAGAGAATACTTAGTTGCACAATTAAAAGAATTAATTAAACAAGATCAAATACCTCGTCACCATGCACAAGATGTGCTTGAGCTTTATGACGATGAGTGCGAAGATCATAGTGAAAATACCGCATACGACAAGGCACAACAAGATATAGATAATATTATACAAGGAGAATGGGATTTATGAAAATAACAAACAAATGGGACGAGGAATTTAAAATTGAAGTCGGTGATTGGGTTGGTTTTAAATCCGACATCGAGCAAGATGGAAAAGTAAAACAGATACAAAGATCAAGAGGGGCAATATTGGTTGAAAATGAAAATGGGTTCGATGGAGACTATATCGGTGGAGATACAGAAGCATTAATTGGATTTGACGATATTTGGAAAATAAACTAATGAGTGGTGAAGCACATACTGCATTTTTTCAGAGAACCGAGAACACAACTTGTTCAAATAATGAGTTAAGAAGAATTTTTGAAAATATAATAATGAATTCTCCTGTTCGCAAGCACATGAAATTCTACCCCGATCATGTCGGACAAGTTCATCTTTACGAAAAAGGTGGAGAAGATATGCCTAGTTGGTTGGAAAAAGAATTGCGTTTCGATGGAACTTTCGAGTTACATATATCAACCTATGAATCTTGGTATGAAGATGGAGATATCTATGAAGGTGAAAGAGAAGATAGTTTTCCTTCTCTCGCCAAATCATTTGCTGAATCAAATCGTTTAAAGTATTGTAGCAGAGGGGTTTGGGATATTGAAGATCAATTAGCGAAAAAAAGCTTGACATAATTCTGTTTTTCATTTAGTGTTATAACATGACATTAAACGATGCAGAGACACTTGCCTTACTTCATATAGATGAATGGGGCTTATCAGATAAATTCAGTTTTCATTTTGAAGATTGCAAACGCACTCTTGGTAGATGCCATTATTACAAGAAAAAAATTACTCTTTCCACATGGTATGCAAAACTGAATAACGAAAGCGAAGTTGAAGACACTATATTGCATGAAATTGCTCATGCACTTGCTTGGACGCATGACAGGTTCAAGGGGCATGGGAGAGTGTGGAAAAATTGGGCTATTAAAGTTGGTGCAACTCCAATGGCTTGTAGTAAGGCGAATTTAATTAAACCCGAAACTCACTATAAATACGATCAAGAATGTTGTGGAGTGAGGTATCAAAGACATAGAATTCGCAAGCGAGCAAAATATTATTGTCCTCAATGCAATGGTAAATTGTTCGTTAATTAAAAAAAAGTGTTGACATCAACATAAAAATCCTACATACTTATAAAATGATGATTACAGAAATGATTACAGAAAAAAATATTGGTCTAACTACTACTAGCTTATTTGAGCAAATGCTATTTCCATTCAAGGAAACTCTTGAAAAAGCAAGTGCAGTACATAAGACTAATCAATTAAAAAAAGTTGATAGTTTCTTCAACAATCTTACCCTTCGTTTAGTTAAAGAAGGTGAAGAATATTGGGAGTCACTTGTTCCTCAAGATGATTCGGAAATGTTTGCTCGTTGGGTATTTGCCATTATGAGCGTACATACTACTTGGGAAAGCAATGTGCGAGGCTATGAGTGTGCCATGCGTGATCTGTCTTGGACGATCTCCAAGGATAAGCTAAAGCAACTTATCGTAGATGCTAAGGTTGGCTTGTATGAGCGTAGAGAGCGTGGATTATGGGAGTTGGCAACCAAGTTTAGAGAAGACCCCGATCAGTTCAAGAAGCAAGATGATGAAACTTGGCAAGAGTGTCGCAATCGTCTTATCGGTAGTATTTATGGTCTAGGCAATGCGAAGACTACCTATGCCCTTTCATTAAGTTACCCTATTGAATCTCAACTCTGTTGCTTAGATGTTCACTTGCTCCGCTTCATGGGGCATGATCTCAAGAAAGGTCACGCAAACACGCTACAAGCATATCAAGAAATGGAAAAAGAATGGCTTGATCGTTGTAATAAGTTTGGTGTTTCTCCTAATGTTGCAAGAGAAATTTATTGGAATAAAGTCCAAGGCAGAAGAAATTCTCGCTATTGGAGTTACTGCTTAGAAAGCTAATTGAAAGGAAAATTTTATGGAATTCTCAATAGAAGAATATTGGATAGAGCAAGTCGCAGAGATTAATCCCGATGCGATTGTGCTTGAACCTCGCTCTACATTTAATCGAGCGATCCTAGGCATGGATATGGACGGCAAGCTTGTATACTCTGCCACTAAAATTGTTCAAGCCTTTGTCGATGAAGATGGTATGACAGAAGAAGAAGCTATTGAATTTTTTGAATACAATACGCTAGGCACAATTCAACCAATGGACAATCCAAACAAACCTTTGCTAGTTTATGATGAATTCGTTTTTTGACTTGACATCAATTAGTTATTCTGTCAGTATTATATTATGGAACGAGAGGAATTAACTTGTAATGATCTTCGCTATAACAATTTTAAAGTCTTTGAGCTTTGCGGTTATAAGGCAGTTATGAAGAAGTTGGAAAAAAAATATAGCGTACATAACAAGAAAAGAAAAATTGGTAAGAAAACATTAATTAGAGCAAACGCAAACAAGTACGCTCACAACGAATTAAACAAATGAATTATTGGCAAAGTAAACAAATCCATTGGCATGACTATCAGCCCGAAGACATCTTTATTAAACGAAATAAAGTTAGCAGTAAGTTTGAAGGGGAGATACAGACTGCGTCTTACACAACTAAGACAGGCTTCTATCACTTCCTAGAGGAGCGACAAGGTAAGCATAAGGGTATTGGGGTATGTGTTCGATTGCATAGTCTCAAGAATGAATTTCCATGTGCAGAAATCGACTTCTTAAAATATGGGGTGAATAAGAAATATTCCAATGGTGAAGACAAATTCACCTCACCCAATGCTATTGCATATATAACAAGCAATCATAGGCACAAGCAATATCAATGGGATCAAGCAACTCAATCTCATGTACTCAAGCAAGGCTCAAGCGTTGCTAGGGATGACGAGGGATACCAAGTTCACATGAGTGCAAATCAATCTCAATTTGGTGGAGATCGCAAAGAATGCCAAGAAATGCTAGATATATCTTGGGCGGTAGTCGATCTGTTAATTGAAAGAATTTTACCTTTAAATAGAGGTGTAAACTTAATGGTAGCATGAACTTATATATTGCACCAAGCACAGAGGAATATTCTTTAGATATAATTGATAAAACTATTGATGAAATTATCTTAACCTTCAAGGACGCAAGCTTGCAGAATTTGATTGACAAGATGAGGGAATTCCCTTTAACTAGATATAGTCGCAAATTACAAGGAAATGAAATCTACTTATGGGAAACATAATAACAAATTTTAATCAATTAACTTACTCGATAAATGTATTCACAGGGTTTTTATTGGCGGTTTTATTTTTATTAATTATACTTGGAACAGAAGAAGAAGAATGAGCGAACTTAAAGAAAAATTTAATTCAGTTGTCATTAACTTAATTAACAAAAAAATTGAAGAGATTGAAAATTATTCAATAGACACTCAAGAGAACGAGGAAAGATACATACATGAAATAAATTGTTTAATAGAGACAAAACATCTTTTATTAAACAAACTAGAAAAAAAGTGTTGACACAACTATACATACCTGTCATACTTATAACATAATCAAAATTAAACACACATAGAATTATGATAATCACACAAGAAAAATCCAAACGAGTCGTGCAGTCGCATGATTTCGATTCAGTAAAATGCTCTATTGATGCAGAGGACATGAGATATGTTGCTTCTCTTTTAAGAAACAATTATTCCAATCCACCTCTTGCAGTAGTGCGAGAAATTAGTGCTAATGCACTCGATGCAAACCTTGAGGCAAATGCTTCTAAGAACATCATTGTAACTCTTCCATCCAATATGAACCCAAGCTTTTGTGTTCGTGACTTTGGAGGTGGACTAAGCAAAGAAGATGTATTTGGTTTATACTCAAAGTACGGCAAGTCTACAAAAAGAAATTCCAATAATTATATTGGTGCATTTGGTATTGGTAAGTTTGCTCCTTTGTCTTATGGTAGCAATTTTACTTGCGTATCCTTTCATGGTGGAGAGAAGATTTCATACAATATTTTTGTAAATGAAGACGATGATACAAACATTGTAGAAATGTACAGAGAGTCATCCGATCAGCCAACAGGCTTGCAGATAGAAGTTCCTGTTGCTGATTCTGACATTAATAAGTTTAGGGAAGTTGTACTTAAATTCTTTAAATTTTTCGATCAATCAGAAATGCCGACATTTAAGGGTTTGCAAGAAGATAAAGTTGGTTCGTATGAAATTGTTATGCAGTCAGATGCTAGGGATTGGTTCATTATTGATAGTGAAAACAACTCAAGGTATGGGCAATATGGCAGAGCATCAAATTCTCATGCTTTTATGGGTCGTGTTCATTACCCCATTAATGCAGATTCTATCAACTTTAGTGGTCTTATTGAAGATGAGCAAGAGGCTCAAGACCTTAAAGAAATTGCAAGCCAAGACAATATGTTTATTCGTTTCGATATTGGTGATCTCAAGTTGCATCATAGCAGAGAGTCGCTAGAATACAATAAGCCTACTCAACTCGCATTGATTAAAAAATTGCGTTCAGTTAAAAACGACATTGAGCAGATTGCAAAGAAAAAATTGGCAGATGCGGATTGCCTATGGGACGCAAAGTCTAAGTATGCTCAAGTTTTAAATGCGTTACCTTATACTTTACAAAATTTATTTAGAAGTTCTTTCTCATGGAAGGGAATGAAAATTTCTTCTCCACATTTTGATCGTCCTTATGGAATGTGTGATAATTTGATTGTCACAGAATTCAGTAAGACATCTGATTCTGATGCTACGGATGGGTATAAAGTTGCCTCTCGAAAAGTCAATAGGGCATTTGCTCATAAAGGTTCTATGCTTCTTGTCCAAGATTTAGCGTCATCACATGGCAATGCTTTGCGAGCAAGAACTCTCTTCAATCAGAACGAAGATGCTGAACAAGTATTTTGCATTCATGCAAGCAATACAGAGGCAGACGATCATGTTTGGAAAGATAAAGATGGTTGGAGATTTGACTTAATTTCAAAGAAAAAAATTAACAATACCTCTGACACTCCAAAAGCCAAATTGCAAGTAGGTACTCGCACAAGTGGCGAGAGTCGTGCAAGCGTCCCCACATTTTCCTTTAATCACGAAAGATGTTGGAGGCAGAGAGATCATTGGCTCAATGGAGACGAAGTTGATGCTCTTGAGTCTTCCCTCAAGAATGATGACAAATTAGTTTATATTGCAATCTCAAATTATAAACCTGTTGATGTATCTTATGATCTTGATGGACTTTCTAACTCCTACAAAATGATAGAGAGTATGCTCAAGGGTATTAATTGCAAAGAAAAAATTGCAGAGTTACATGGGCTTCGTAAGAAAGATATTAGCAATCTTGATAAATCAAAATGGATGCACTTTGATGAATACAGAGTTTTCCTTGCAAAAAAGCACCTCATTGACAATAAGAAAATGTTGCTTATGGGAGAGAAAAGTATATCTTATAAAGAAAACCATCAAGCTATGGCTTCGGTCAAGAAGATTGAAAACTTGTTGGCAAACAAGATTATGATAAAAGCTATTCAGAAGAACTTTGATGAATCTCATCCAATCACTCAAATCGTAGAGACTCTTGAGGCATCCCAAAAGGATGATGTTGTTTTGAATACGCTTTACAGACTCAAACAATTAGTCGAACAAGAGGATAAGGAATGGTTCAAACAGAATTTTCCCAAGTCTTATGATTGGAAAACTTTTGAAGCACTTGCGAAGGCGGTAGTCAACAAATACCCTTTATTGCATAATATTTCCAATGAAATCTACGGATGGCAAGCGATGAACGAAGATAATTTCGATCAGAACATAATTGAATACATTTCTATGTGTGATAAGGTAGGGGGAAATTAAATCCCCTTGCCTTTAATCTTTCAAAAAAAATCTTGACATTAGAACGAAAAAGTTGTAATATTATATATAGTAAAAATTAAGAAACAGAAACAAAAAAAATTATGAATAAAGTACCTTATACAATTAGCGAAGACGCAATCACTATCTTTTGGGAAGGCAAGCCTTACTCCGTAAGAAAAGACAACGCAAACTTTAAACCATTGAGACAAGCATTGTTCGATGGAGATTACAACAACCTAGAGCAGTATCTTGATATTCGTAGGGCGGTTGAGAACTTTGTTCAAGGGGATATTGAAGTCCTTGACGAAGTTGTTCACTACAAAGGTAATCGTCTGCATGGAGTTGTCGTAGATAAGTTGCTAGGAATGCTTCGTTCGGGAATGAAGGATTCAGCACCTTTGACAAACTTTATCGCAAGGTTGCAAGCCAATCCTTCAGCTAATTCGGTCAATGAGTTGTACTCATTCTTGAGCTACAAATCTCTTCCGACTACTCCCGAAGGCAAAGTTCTTGGATACAAAGGTGTTCAAAAAGACTATTGGTCAACAACAGGCAATGCTGACACTATTGTTCTTCAAGGAGAAACTAACTCAAGGCATCAAATTCTTAATGAAGTTGGGGCAACGATTGAAGTCGCTCGCAATTCGGTTGATGATAACAAGGATAGGCATTGCTCTCATGGTCTTCATATAGGTTCTTATGACTATGCGAGTGATTGGTCGGGAAGTGATGGAAGATTGCTTGTGGTTGAATTTGACCCCGAAGATGCGGTTTCTGTTCCAACAGATTGTGATTTCCAAAAGTTAAGGGTTTGCAAGTACAAGGTAATCTCTGATATTACTGATACCAAGGTTGAGCTTAATAAGCCTATCTACGAGGCTAATATGCCCATCTATGGATCGTCAGATGAAGAGTGTTGCGAAGATGAGGATTGCGATAGCATGGATTGCGGTTTTCACGATAGTGGTTATGAAGATGTCGATGAAGACGATACAGACTTGACGCATCTTGCTATCCGAAACTATATCGAGAACAAGCATATGGAAGGGTACAATCCTACCATCAAGCACATTGCTGACCTCAAGGTTTCGAGGGATGATGGATTGCGTTGCTCTGATGTGGCTCGCCTTGTCGAAGACTTAGGGTTTGACTTGGAAGAGAATGATTCAAAAACTTTGAGTGCTTTAGAGGTTCTTTAAGAATTTCTTAATCATCATTGAAGGATGGCTAAGTTCGTTAGTTCGATTAAAATATTTGTGGTTTTATTATTCATAATGCTTTCCACAAGTTGCTTAGTTACTCCCTCTATGATAACAAATGTCAATGAGCAAGATGGAGATGACATTTTATATAAGCACATTTCTTCCCTTACAACTTATGATGGAGCATATTCATCATTAAGATATCCACAAGGAGTCAGACAATACAAACAGGCATTAATAAGAGATATGTCTTTTGATGGAACTGATTTTTTACTTGTACGAAGAGGAGACAGGGCAGAGTTTTGGGTAGAGCATGAAATGTTCTCAACCAAAGATAAAAACTTCATCAAAAAATTAATGAAACAAATGGATTCAGAAGGGGTTAAATAATGATACAAAATACTAACAATTTTAAAGCTATAAAAGACCTTGCTGATTTGAGGGCAAATGAAGGGCAAGAAGCACCCTTATCGGGGCTTTCAGATTCGGGGCATACGAAAGGTTATTCCACGATAGAGGGCATGATAAGACAAAGCACAAATAACCCAATCAAGGAAGCTCAACCAATCACAATGAAAGAGTTTACTGATTTAATAAATCCCGATAGTTCCAAATAGTTTCTAATCAATTTACAATACAATCAATACATCCACCCCCATTAATAAAGTATAAGCAAATACATAGAGTAAAATACTCAACTTATTATATCAAAAATTATATAAAGTATTATAAATAAAGGGTTTATGACAAGTGGAGAAGAATGGGTTGAAGTGGGTTATAGTGGTACACGACTTAAATATATAAAATAAAGTATGTAATTAAATCATTTCAAATAATGTTCGATAAATTTAAAATTAAAAACACAAATAAAAAATTATAAACTATTGTTGATTTAACTATAAAAAATAAAAATTGAAATAAGTAATTTGCTAAATAATATTATACAAATAAAAAACTAAAATAGAGAGCGACTTAAATGAAAAAAATATTTAATGAAATTGGGCGGAAAACGAAGCAAATAATCACAAATAATAAACAATCAAATACAGCCCCCGAACTTGAAGAAAAAAAAGATGAAATAAGCGTGAAAACTGCAAATAAAATTTGGCGAAATAAATGGGGTTTTCCCATGATTAAGAAGGATTAAACAAGTATTACTTAATTTTATTAAATTTTTTATAGTTTAAACTTATTTACTTGACCCTAATTTAAAATTGTGCCATAATTGTAGTTATGTCAGATAAAGATAATAGCGTAAACTACCTTCAGCACCACATTGGCGAGTCATTTACAGACCTTATGGGCGAGAAAACAATAGATGAAGTGAGTTGGATAGATAATAAAGCCAAGAGTGGAGAGATAGAAATAAGAGCCTTTGCGAGCTTCATAGACTCAAATATAATAGCGTTGTTCCCAAACTTCAATCCAACAGGGGACTACCCAAATAATTGAATTAAAAATTTTATACATTTAAATAAATAATAATTATGCTTGACTTTTTGTTTTGTATATATTATACTTTATACATAATCAAATATTAATGCACAAATAAAATCCTATGAATCTAGCAAGACAAATAAACGAAAAATTAGATGAAATAATCTCGCTCAATCAATCTATTGAGGAATTCAATAAAGAAATAGATGTGGGTGGAGAAGTAAAGAATACCGCAACAGGCGAGATAGTTACAAAAGAAAAAGCGTTAAATAAAGCCAAAGAGGTAAGGGATCAAATAATATCTGACCTCAATCAAATAACAAATAATGGGCAGAATACAAAAGATTTGTTTACAAATAAATATTATATAAACGACTTCACTAGCAGATAATTGAACAAAATATTTTATAAATTTAAGGGGGCATAGATTGCAAGAGTAATGGTTTGCACAGGGTCATGGATTGTTGCCCGCATTGAACACCCCTTATCTTTTTTTCTTGACAAAATAATTAATATATAGTATTATTATAATATGACACAAACAGAAGTACAAAAAGAATTAGTAGAGCATTTAAACTTAATTAAGAAAGCAATAGATAAAAATACAGAAGCTTTAATATTAATACAACAAACAATAAGGAACAAATAACTTAATAATAAATAATTTTTAATCAAATAAAAGGGTATTGTGGCGGGGTTCGTCGATTTGTCTCTGGTCATTTCATACGCCCGATCTGTAATCACATAAAAGCAGATCAAATTTTTTTTAAATAAGACTTGACAAACAATCAAATATGTAGTATAATTATTACATAATAAAAATTGAGAACCAAACTCAAATAAATAAAATAACTTGATCTTTAACATTTTAATTTTGAGAGTGCAGTACAAAGCCTTTGTTGGTCAAAGCTGAGTAATCGGACTAGACACATCCTTGGTAAGACAAGGTAGCATTTATCGAATCGGCTATTCGACTCTCAATTCAATTTGGAAGGGCTTATAATCCTTCCTGTGGGTGACTGAGCAAGCCTGTGATGAGCGGGCTAAGGTACGCAAATTCCTTGTGGTGAGGTAGCAGAGTCCAATCGGATGAGCTGATGACGAATACCAAGTCTAATTTGTGGTACAAAGTAGGAACTCTATGAACTGATGTTCATCCCGAAAAGTCGAGGGTATACAGTAATCCCTCCCCACATCTATTTCCTCCTCCCTGTCCTCATCTCGATTTATTTCGAGGTGGGGACTTTTTTATTTGACACTAACGCCAATCAATGGCATACTTATATTATGCAAGAAAAACAAAAACATGAATTGTTCGCAATTGTATTTAATGCAGTTACCGAACTTGGACTAGAACGCACGACACAGGTCATACAGGATGCTCACATGGGCAAGCCTATGTCCTTTGTAGACAACAACAATATGCACCTCTTTCGCACCTATCGTAACCATGTTTCGGTAGATGCTACTGCACTCGCATATGACGCTATACGGAGCGAAACAGGAGAATTTGAATATGCAGGTTCTTAAGGAGATCATAGAGCATTGGGGCTTCGTGGATAGTAGGCAATTACCTATATTAGCCGAAGCTTTCCCCAAGACCCCGCTTGTTATAAAATGGGGTATGGCACAGAGACAAAGGGTTTCTGCTGACCAAGTTGCACGCACCATAGAGGAAGGCGAGACCTCAGGCGACTATTGCAGAGAAGTTTTTATTGAATCTTCTCATTTTCGTCAGCTGAAGGATGTCTTCGGTATTACTGAATAAGTTTTATTATACAATTAAATGAATTATACATTTTGGAAATTATATTAATGGGATTATTAATGGCATTGACTCTAGTAGTAAAAGACAATATAGAAAATAAGCAAGACTAAATATGAATTAGATAAATATATAAAAAAATATATGAAATAAAGTTATCCTAGTAGCCAAGTGGTAAGGCAAGGGTCTGCAAAACCTTTATCATCGGTTCGATTCCGATCTAGGATTCCATTTCTAACTCCTTGAGTTACAGGTAGTTAGGGGCTGGCGCCTGCTCCTCCGAGCTAACTATATGATAATCAGATAGATACGAAAGAAAAAAAGTGCTTGACATATGTGTAAAACCTGTCATACTTATAGGTATGATTAAGCAAGACTCACGATATAAAATTGACTTTAACAAAAAGGTTTTCGTTTACCGCAACCTCCATAAAAATTGTTGGAGCGTAAGACAAAACGGATTAGTTAAGCTACACGCTCTTGAGCTTCAGTTATACTCCTGTGCAATCAAAGTCAGCAGAGTAGGGCAAGCTAGAGTTCGCAAGGAAAAGAGAAAGAATGTTCATGCGGGGATTAGTGGGTTTCTTGAACCTTATTGCACGGGAATTTTTGTAGAGTTAAGCAAAGAGGTAAGCATGCTTCAGCAAGTATGGAAAGATCTTCCTGATTCCCAAATGAGAGAGATCACTTATAACCCCTACAAGTACGACTCCTTCGTTCATAAAGATGACGAAAGCCCTAGATGGTTTGGATGCACAGCAAAGCTTGAAGAAAAAAGAGTTTTAATTGCTTGACAAATTTCGTAGACTAGTCTAGTATTATACTTATGAATGACAAAGCACAGATGATATTAACCGAAGGTTGGCTTGATCCTTCTGATTTTCCAATGACAAATGATGGTCAACCCGATCACCCAAGAGATGGTGGAGCATTACTCGTTGACCAAGAAACCCAAAAGTATTATACTTTCTACGATCAAATGAGAGCAGTAAAGTGGGCAGAGAAAAACATAGACCATGACCATTGGAACATTTTTGAATTAGATTTAAGACTATGAGTGAAAACAATACATATGCCGAACCCAAATGGGTAACCGATAAGCCTGTTCCTGCCGTTAGCACGCTTGTCAATGTAAAGATCAACGGAATTGGTAGAAGCAAGGTTCTGCGTTACTTCACGGAATATGGCTTCCTAGGTTTAGTAGTTAAGCCTTTGTCTCCACCCGATTGGTATGCCAAGCAGAATGGTGCAGATGCAGAATGTCATGTGTTCCCTGCGGAATGCGAAGAGCTTAGAGTTCTCCACGATGATGGAAAACCTAACGAAGAATATTATAATGAGCAATTAAAAGCTTGACATTTTATTGAAAATTTGAGAGAATTATATCATGACAAAAACAATAGACACACCCGAAGGAATAGCTGAATTCCGTTTTCGCACACTGCATAAGATGCTCAAGCTTGAGCTTCTTGGAATGACAAGGCGAGGACAATCTGCATATGCCATTATCAAACAAGAAACAGGACTTACAGGCTCGAAGCAAAAAGTTTACGACAAGCTTAGTGCAATCCTTAACCCTCAAGACTAATGATTAATCCTGCAAAAGTTACTAACTATGACAGATCTCATGTTGAGCTTGAGGAATTTATCCTCTTTGCAATTAATGTTGCCGGAAAGAAATCGGCAATTGAAGCACCAAAGCTCGATAGATTTCTTACTGCATTAAAAGATTTGTATGGTAATCTCTGTGAGCACGCAGATTCTCCTTTCTCTTTGATTAGATATGCATGGGCCGAAGGAAGGCTAATGGAACTCATGAAGGAATACTCAATCTCTCCTTACAAGCAAAGATATAATTCATATATTGATGTCATGATGATATCGGATTTGTACGCGGTTTCCTTGAACAGATTGTTGCAGGTGAGAGGTATTGGTCTGAAGACTGCACGATTTTTTCTATCGCATTCTCGTGAGGATTTTGACGAACCTATGTTGGATACGCATATCCTCCATTTTCTAAGAGATCAAGGATACGCCAACGCACCTAAGACTACTCCCACCAATCCTTCCGTATACCATCAGTTTGCTAGCATATTTAAAGATATTGCTAGGCAACTCGGAAAGAGTGTTACTGACTTAGATCTAGAGGTTTGGAAAAAGTACTCGGGTACGGCATAATTAACTTGACTTACAGACAAAAATTTCGTATAATTAAGGCATGATAAATTACATTACAGAGAATTGTTCACTACCACCTCTAGAAGATCCTTTATTTGATAAGGATAGCGAAACTTGGGATATATGGTTCGAGGAAACTCCGACGCCATGGCATCCCTATTTTCCAGAACCAGAACTAATTTGCTTATCTTTTGATACCAAGTCAGAGGCAGAGAGTGTTTATGAAGAATGTCAATCAATATTAAAACAAAGAAAGGAAGAAAAAGAAAATGTTAAAGAAGTTGCTTAATCTAATCAGCCCTAAGTATCAGGTTGTCTACCGTACGCTTGACGGTCGCACAGAAATGTATACTGTCCGTGCTCCTTCTCACAGCCGTGAGTTTGGTAACACCTCAGAGGGTAAGTCTGTAGTAGGATTTAGATCTTACTGCTTGAATCGCGGTCAAGTTCGTTCATTTCGTTATGACCGTATAACCTCAATGGTGCGGATCTAATCATGAACACTGAATCGCTGCAGAAACGTATCAGGGCGCTAGCTCACGAGTTAGCTTATGAAGAAGAAGCTAACCTTTTTGGTTCCCAATGGCGGGCCCGTAAGGCTGAGCACGCCGCGCTGCTGAGAAAACTTTACTATAAAGAAAAAAGAACTTAGCTCAAATATAGAGCGCTCAAATATAGCCGGGGGATGTAGGTCCTCCGGCTTTTTTGTATCTTCTTCTTGTTCAGATAGTTACGAAATTTCTCCCCCGGGCCGGCTAACTATCTGATAGTCAATGGTTTACGTTATCTGTATCAGTTGATCTTATAGACCTATATTAGTTGCACAGCAAAGTGAATTCAGTTAACTTTTTTTTCTTGCAATTATCTTCGATTCTGTCATACTTATAATTATGAAGATTAATGATGACCAATTCGAATCCAACGACAACCCGACTTCAATCGAAGCAGTAAGTTCTTGCATGGAGATTATACATGAGATATTAATTGAACCCGCCATAGGTCGTGGAGATATTGATGACACTAAAGCCAAGGTTCTTGCTCTTGTCGGTGTTACCTTATGTGAGATTGCTGAACGAGCAGAAGCTTGGGACAATCAACGAAATGATAATTTAAACGAAAATTATAGAAATTAACCCTTGACAAATTAACAAAAATCCCTTATTATTATACTTATGATTAATTCAGAAAAACAAAACAATCTTCGCATTTGCGGAGGAGAGCATAAAGTTTCAACTCTTGAGGAAATTCAAGCAGTTACCACTCCACAAGTGGAATATCGCAAGGAGGAGAACAAAGACGGAAGTCGTTCTATCTCTTATCAACCAATTTCTCACAACCTCTTGATCGACAAGACTCGCAAGCATCTTAGTGATGGTGGCTTCTCTGTCGTAGGTGAGTCTCACAATCTCGCTCGAAATGGTCAACGCTACTTTGGTTTGTTTGAGGTAACTCATCCAAACAGAGAATCCAAAGATCGTGGTACGATTGTTGGATTGCGTAACGCTCACGACAAATGCTTCCCTGCAGGTTTATGTGCAGGAGATGCTCCATTTGTTTGTGACAATCTCATTTTCACTAATGAAGTCAAACTTGCTCGTAGGCATACCAAGAATATTCTTTCTGAGTTAGATCATGTGATCGCTCGGACTCTTGGTCGCCTTTTCGACTTTTGGCTTGGTCAAGACAAGAGAATCGAGGCTTACAAAAACCATGAGCTTTCCGACTCGCAAGTTAATGACATCGTCATCCGTGCTTGCCAAGTGGGTGCAGTTCCCAAGAGTAAAATCCTTGATGTTGTAAACCAATGGCAGTCTTCTGACCATCCCGAATTTTGGGATCGGAATGCAAATTCCCTTTATAATGGTTTCACCGAAGTTTACAAGGGCAACCTTGTGGCTCTTCCTCAACGCTCTGAGGCATTGCACTCAATCCTTGACACCGAAGTTGGCTTCGATAAAAGCCGATTCGTTGCTCAAGACGCAGTCCTTGAAGCTGAACTTGTAGGAGCATAATTTTATGTCAGTAGCAAAAAACGCAAGAGCGTCCCAAGTCATGAATAACATGAAATCGGGACATTATCAAAAACAAGGTAAGTTTGCCGACTTTGGGTCAGTACCCGAAGATAGCATTTATTACCATAGCTTACTCGCCCAAAAAGCGGACGCAGAGCGGATTGAGCGGATTGCTCAAAGTAAGATAAGGCTTGCTAATCGCAAGCGAGGTCTTGCTTGATATAAGGTCACCTTAATCATAACTTAAGCCCCCTTTCTGAGTATCGGAAAGGGGGCTTTTCTTATTCATGATATTACATAAGTTATTGATACTCATATAGTTAGGGCTCCGGCCAGATCAATTGCACAACTACTTGCCAATCAATACTTTATGTATGCAAAAACTTTTAATTTTATAGTTTTTTTTGTTGACTTACGCTAGCATTATGTCATACTTATATATATGAAAGCAACAGAAAGAATGAAAGAATTCAATAAACTTCCACCAAACACAATTCCATGGGAAACCTTCAAACGCTTAGTCGGACAATTCGGCTTTGAGGAAGGAATTAAAAAAGCACAAAAGATTATTAAAAAAAGCCTTGACAAACAAAGCTAATTATACTATTATTTACTTATGATTAAAACAACTCTACTCACATCAGGTAATCAAAAGATTCTCAAAGGCGAGAAATTAGGTTACATAACTAAAGGTATCCACCTTGCTCCTGCGAATCTTGCAGGCTACGAAGTTTGCCAATGGCGAAGCAAAGGTTGCACAATGTCTTGCCTTAACACGGCTGGTCGTGGGCAAATGAATACTATTCAAGAATCACGCATTGCCAAGACAAAGTTATTCTTTGAGCAAAAAATGGATTTTTTTGCCAAGCTATCGAAAGAAATTTCTAGCTCGATCAAGTCAGCCTTAAAGAAGGAGATGCAAGCAGTTTTTCGCCTTAACCTTACAAGCGATTTAATGTGGGAGGACGAGACAAACGAAGGTGGGGCAACTATCTTTGAAGAATTCGACAAGACTCAATTCTATGATTATACCAAGTCATTCAAAAGAATGTGCTCCTTCCTTGGCAAGCCATTTATCAAAGGTGAAGAAAAATTTCCTTCCAATTATCATTTAACTTTCTCTCGTTCGGAAAGCAACGACAAGAAGTGCGAGATGGTTCTTGCAATGGGTGGCAATGTTGCCGTGGTGTTTCGCAATCAACTTCCCAAGACTTGGAAAGGTTTTGAGGTTGTTAATGGGGACGACACTGACTTGCGTTTTCTTGACAAGAAAGGTGTTGTTGTTGGTCTTATCGAAAAAGGTCGAGCAAAGAAAGATGAAACAGGATTTGTAGTAGAAGGGATAAACTCATGAAAATAGTTATTGAAGACTACCGAGGAAATGATTTGTGTTCTTTCGTTATTGATAATTTTAGAGAAGGCGACATTAAAGATTTTAAAGATTGCAATTATGCCGACATGGACGAAGACGAAAATGGCGAGCTATACATGAGAGTACAATTAGAAAAAGAAGATTTGACATTATACTCAAACTAAGCTAAGATTATATTATGATTGATTATTACGAAAGTGCCGAGGATTTAACGATAACAAGAGAGAGAGCTTTGCTTGAATTAGCAAGACATAATTGTGAAGACATAGAGCAATTTTTTGAAGACTTAGGCGACCTTAAAGAGTATAATGCACAGAAAGTCTTGAATTGGTTAGGTTACTAAGTCTTTGATTATCATATAGTTAGGGCGCCGGCCCGCCCGCAGTAGGATTATGTAAGAACTTAGTTGAATTGTTTTCTTGACCTTTAGTCGGTTTCTGTCATAATTGTATTTAGTTCTTTTGATAATCAATTTCATTTGTGTCCCCTTAGTTTATGTTGGTAAAACAACGACTTGCAGTAGTATACTAGTTAAGCCTACGAGCGATTGATCATCGTTTTGAGTCGGAGAAAGGAGTTCGAATCTCCTAAGGGACTGCTCTTTTTGTAGATGCGGAAGCATTGAACAACGAGGCGTCAGCACACGCCTACAACCTTTGGGAGAGAAAAAGAGGTTCACAATTTCCTTGACAATTAACACAAAAACCCCTATACTTATACTATGAATTACGCACAAGAACAACTAGAATATCTCGAATGGAAAGCTCAAGCCAAACAAGAAAAGAATACCAACCCGTGCGATCTCGCAGAGGGGGTTTATATGTTAGTAGATGATGCGAGTCCGAGCGAATCGCCTCTTTATTTTCTCACACTACAAGGTGCAGTCGATTGGGCAGAGACAGACAACAACTTTCGACTAAGCCAATACAAGGGCGAAGAAACATGGTCAGTTTACAGAGTAGGAGGAAAAGTACTATGATGACGCAAACAAAAATTAGAGATATGATATCTCATCTTGTCCAAGGCAATCTCGCATGGGCAGATCCAATGTCGAAGGTCTGCCTAGATCAGCACGATCTACATCCTGAAAAGTTTCCAATAGGTAGTACATTTCAATCATCAGAGGAAGTATTAGATGATATCATATGCGACCTCAAGGCATTGCAAGACGAACTGAGAATAGAATCTTCTTTCCAATCTGCACAACTTTAACTTGACAAAAACAAACAAATCACATATTATTATATTATGAACGAATTCATCAAACAAGTAGACAGAATAGTTATCGGGCAATTAGGCTTTAGCGTACATGACATGGAAGACTTTGCCTTCTGTGACTATTACAATGAGAGCTTTGATCCAGACGGCTATGAATTTAGTAATGCAGTAGAAGAGTGTGCCAATGATTTCTTGGACAGAGTGCAAGAAGGGTTTATGGCTTTCTAATGAACGCAGAGACCTACCTTCTTTGTGTGGGCTTGTTAGATGAAATTTTTTGTGAAGCTGAGTGGAACACAGAAGATTTAATGATGGTATACTATTGCTTCCCACAAGAATGTCAGGTCTTACTTCAACAAGGTTACTTCCATAACATAGTGGATACCATATAGTTAGGGAGCGACCCACCCCCATTTTTGTAAGTACTTGACCCACCGGTATTTATGCAACCAAACTTGTACGGGCAAAATTAAAAATTGATTTTGTAGAAAAAAAAGGTTGACAAAAGACGCTTATTCCGTCATACTTATATTATAACAATCAGATAAGAGGAATAAAAAATTATGGGACTAGATCAATACGCATACGCAAAAGAATCCGAAGGGGTAGAGGAGCAAGAAGAATTAGCTTATTGGAGAAAGCACAATAGACTACAAGGTTACATGGAAAAACTTTGGGAGTTAAAAGGTCGACCAAATTTCAATTCCTCTACTGATGATGGTGGCTTGGGTGATTTCAACTGTGAACCTGTGCATCTTACTGTCACAGACATCGAGCAGTTAGAAGCCTCAATCCATAACAAGGACTTGCCTGAGACGGGAGGATTTTTCTTTGGAAATGATTCTTTCGGATGGACAGATGAAGATGGAAACCCTTTCGAAGAAGGAGATTACTTTCATAAAGATGCCGATTTAAAGTTCATAAAAGATGCATATAAGGCTATTGCACAAGGAAAAAAAGTATATTATTCCTCTTGGTGGTAAAAAAAGCCTTGACATAAACACAAAATTACTTTAGTATTATATACATGATTAAGAACGATACTCAACTAAAAGGCTTCGATGATTTGGTTTTCAACCAACATGGAGGATTCTCACAAGGCAAGGCTATTCAAGCCAAGCTTACTTTCGGTCACCGAGATAAGGATAACTTTGATCAATTCACGATCTCAGTTGTCCAAAACATTGGAGATGGTAATGGTCTGTATGGTCATGCCGATGACAACACTTACGAAGTTGCAATGTGGTTTCAAGATCGAGACACCATGCTTCCTTTGTCTAAGTATGATGATGTTCTTGCTCATCAAACTCCTTTACAGATCACTCAATTAATGCATCAAGCACAACTCAATGACTTTGCTTGGGTCACTCTTCTTCATAGCTTAAGAGACGAAATTAACTAATAAATTTCTTGACAAAAACTAAAACATATACTATACTTATATTATGAAAATCGCAAAAAACCTAAAGAAAAACGCTAACGCCATGACTCAGAAGTACGCTCCTCAGTCAGTCAACCAAGACGGAAACAAAATTTGGTTCGTCTATATCAACAAGGCAGGTAGTGCAGTTCCTGCGTACTATGATGTCGCCACAAGAGCATTTCGTTCTGTTGTTCACGGCAAGCAGTACAATGGAGTTGCTATTCGCAACCTTGTTGCTCGTCCTGTAGTAGAAGGGATGCTCAAGTAATGGGTTGGGATGTAATTCTTCTCTGCCCTTGGCTAATTGTATTTTGGATAATGTACGCAGATCTTTTTAGTTCGGAAGAATAATTTTTCATGGTTAGTTAATGGTTGTTGGTTGTGGGGGCTCCGTGGTTGGAGCCCCCTTTTTTTTGCACAACAAATAGGCAATCTACCAAATAGGCAAATAGGCTAATAAGACAAGAAAAAAACAAAAAATCTTAGTTTTCCTAAGTCTTTGCTTGTTATATACTTATGAATTTGCTCTCCCTTGAGGCATAACTATATGCCTATCAAGGACTTAGGTTAGGCTTTTCGGATAAGCTGCTCGGACATGATTAGCTGATTCTCTTCAATTTGTGTCGCTTCGTCTAGCTCGGCTTGAGCTTCTACAATCTGAATTCGAGCACCAATGTGTCCAGCGTTTGCGACATCTGTCAAGTCATTGATAAGTTGGTTTAGTTTTTCGATTCGGTTCATGTATATAATTATATAGGTTTAATGCAGAGAGTCAAGACATTTTTTTATGTAATTAAAAGCGTCCGTTATTGGCGACTATCTCGTCGCCCATCTCTCCCATGATTCTATTGAGTTCGTTCTGCTTCTCGATTCGGCTTTGCTCTTCTTTGAGATCGAAAAGTTGACCTTTAAGCTCTCTGAGAGTTCCACCAAAAACATCATTGGCGACTGCGACAGTCATTGCCGTTTCGGCAGTGGCTCTTGCGTTCATGCGATCAATAGCCGTGGACATTTCGGAAATTTCAATTTCCTTGATTTGGATTAGTTTTTCAATTTTATTCATATATACAATATAACAGAGGGATTACTTAAAGTCAAGCAGAAACTTTCATTTCATGAAGGTCTTTATATTTGATTCCACCAAAGCGACCAACGCCCGAGCGTTTGATTTTGATTTCATTGCCACACAAGCGAGCTTGAGCAAACTCGTCTTTGAGGATTCGGTTTAAGCCCGAAAGCAAGCCCGTGGAGCGAACTCTAGGCAATTCTCCACCTTCGTGGATTTTAACTGAGATGAATGAAGACCATTCGTGAATTTCTATTAACTTAATCATATATACAATATAACAAAGAAAACTCCAAAAGTCAAGAAAAACTTTCACTTATTTTTTTGCACAATTCTATTGCGTTAAGTTGTTGACTGTTAAGTAGTTAGCGCCGGCCGGCGGAGTTAAGTCGTAACTATTTGATAGTCAGTAGTTTACCCTCTCCTATCTAAGATCATGAAGAACACCAAGCCGATTACGAAAAACGGGAACGATGTAATGCTCAACCATATAGCTGTTTGAGTGTCGAACATGGGAACGAGGAAAAAAGCAATCCCCAAAGAGAAAAAGCCAACGAGCATAGAAGCACAAAAGGAATCTATAAGAGTGTTTAGTATTGTTTTAATCATAAGTATAATGTAACAGTTTTTTCTTAAAAAGTCAAGTTTTTATTAAACTTTTTTTGCTTTTAATGGCAAGTCTTTTGCAAGCTCTATGTTCCTAGCGTCATCATCAAAAAACCAAACTTTATCAAAGTTCTCGATGACCGAAAGCAAAACTTTACGCTTTGCCTTTGCGATGTCTCCACCTTTAGAAGAGCCAACGCAATGAATTTCTTTGGCGACAACCCCAAAGCCTTTGAGGAATTCAGCTATTGCCGAACTTGCTTGGTTATCTCTTGCCGTAAGAATGAAAACGGAATGACCTTCAGAAAAAACATCTCTTGCCAAGTCAATCAACTTGGTTGGCTTGCCGTTAAGGATAAGGCTTGACTTGTTAAAGTCTGAGAAGTCAAAGCGTTGACCATCTTTGAGCGTCACGCCATTAAACTCTTGAGGAGTCAAGGTTGCAACATGAAAATCGAAAGAGTCAACGACTCTAACCTTTGCATCTGTAAAGGCGAGCGTATCATCGAAATCGAAAACGAATGCTTTTGTCTTAATCATATATACAATCTAATGCATTTATTTGTAAAAGTCAAGCATTATTTCAATTACCTTTCAACTGTTTTGTTGAACAATTCTACTACCGGTGGGCCGGCAGGCTAACTATATGATAGCCAACGACTTAGAAGACTAAGGGTCTACCGATAGAGTGTGGAGCAGCGAACCAGTCGGATGGGTTAATTTCTTGACCGTTTAGAACAGCTTCGAATTTAACTTGATGAACCCCTGCGTTCACTATGCCGTTGACACGCTCGCGAGTAGTTGGAGTGTTCCAACCTGCGAGAGACCAACGGACTAAGCCATCGGGATCACGCTTTATAATTGCGTTGCCATGTAACCAAACGGTGTTGCCGTCTGTGGTTGTATTACCTACGGCTTTGCGTTGGCGACTTTCGAATGCGTGTTTGATTTGTTCTGTGACTTTTCTCATTATGTTTTAATTATAAGTTTTTTTTTATAAAATGTCAATGCTTATTTTACTTTTTTTTCTGTTATTCTGTTGATGTACCACATGGCATTATCGCCTTGCTTAGTTTCAAGACCACGCTTGAATTGGACTTTAGTCTGAAGTTTGCCTATAAGAGCTTTTACTTTTCTTCTTACTTCGTGCTTGTCTTCAGCTTGAATCTCAAAGATGTTGTTTGTCATGTGAGTATCCACAAAAGCATTCATATGAGTATTCCACAATGGAAGTTTCTCCTCTCTCTCTATTGATGAGACATGAATGTTTGCGATGAATGTTTTGTTCTTAATCATATATATAATCTAATCTAGTTTTGGTTAAAAGTCAAGCTTTATTTTACTTTTTTTTCTTATTATTGAAAGACAACATTAAAACGAAACTGATTGAGACCTTCGTCTCGCATGATCTTATCAAGATGCGATTGACTCGATGCCGTGCGAACTCGTGGGCGATCGTTGCCGTTTGAGTCGATGCCTTGATCGAAGATTTTTACTGACCAATGAGTTGACCACTCTTGGATTCTTACTTGTATTTTATTCATATTCTTATTTAATTAACTTTATAGATATAATCTATCACATAAAACGCTAAAAGTCAAGCTTTTTTTACATTATTTTCTAACAAAAGAAGAGAGCTTGTGACTTTAAGTCCGTGGCTTTGAGCTTGCTCAAAAGAATCAAAGGAACCGGAGTAATTATTTCCGATGTATAAATCGAAAACGACATTTGACCAAGTAGAGAGAGATTTAATCTTAATTAACATATATACAATGTAACCAAAAAACCGGCAAGACGCAAGCTTTTTCTCACTTACCTTTCAACTATTTTATTGCACAATTCTATTGCCAGCAGGCGGCTAGCCTAACTATATGATAGTCAAGGACTTAAGCGCCGATTACCTTGCGGTGCTTTGGTTTTCGGTCATACTTGGACTTGTCCTTGTGAGGACGAGCCTTAGTGAAAAGGACTTTGGAACGAAATTTTGCGGGCTTTGTCTTTTTTGGTTTCATGTATATAACATAACACGCTTTTTTGCTAATTGCAAGCTTTTTTTAATTATTTACTTAAGGAACTTTTAGCGTTCGTTCCAAACACCATGGTTTTGTTCCATGGACTTGAAGCCAACACGCTCCTCGAATTCGGTCATTTCGACCTCGAAAAGGATCTTTTTCCATTCCTTGAGATCGTTCTCAAGTTTGGCGATCTCTTGCGAGTCGGTAGCGTTTGCGAGGTTACGATTGACCTCATTGATACGGAATTTGATTTGGAATGATGACATGATTTTTTATGTATTAGGGTTAAAGGTTTACTCCCATTCGGAGTGATGACCGAAGTCGAAATCCTCGCCTTCATTACGGAAGTCGAGAAGAGCGACCTTGTCTTGAAGGTCACCGATCTCGTTGCGAATCGCAACCTTGTCGGCAATGGTTAGAACGCAATCGACAAGCGTTTCGTGAAGGATTGAGATTTCTTTGAGCATTTCGGATTTTGTCATAACTTTTTTTCTTTCTTATTAACTTAACTTTCTATATACAATGTAACACAGGTGGAGCGAAAAAGCAAATTATTTCTTCACTTTTTTTTGCTTAGCGATTACGAATTTGAGGAGGATTTTTTCTCTTTGAGTTAAGTTCATTTTTATTTTTGTTATTTTGTTTATCTTAGTATATGTATAACATACAGCACAAAAGGCGTTTTGTCAAGGATTATTTTACTTTTTTTTACTTAAGTCTCGCTCCTGTTGGTATGGTATTCGGGAGCTTCTTTTCTAGCTTCTTGGCTATTACCAAGGCTTTAGCATGAGTCCTTGCGTTATCTACAAGCTCGCCATTGAGCATTACGTTAAACCATTCTTGAAAGTTTGCATTCTTTATTATCTTAATCATACAAACAATATAACAAAAGAATCCGCAAAAGTCAAGTTTTATTTTCACTTTTTTCACTTTTTTTGTATCCTAAGTTTATGATTATCAAGTAGTTAGGGTCGCGGACCCGCCGGCAGGCGCTAACTATCTGACCATCAGTAACTTAGGGTAGGAGAATCGTGCAAAAACTTAGTTGAATGTTTTTCTTGACTTTTAGCATTTTGTCTGCTATATTGTATATATGATTAAGAAAAACGATGTAGTAGTAGATTACAAACGCAGGATTCTCCATGTTGAGGGTATCCACAAAGACGGAGCTGAGACTTTCGTCTTGGCAAGGGTTTACCGCTCTCAGAAGCGGGTTGCCGTTCCAATGTCCTCAGTGAAAAAACATCCTTTTTTCTCTTGACATTCTGCCGTTAATCCTTTAGATTACAATTATGACATATACAAAACTAGAGTCCAAACTCAACACAATTGACCGAGCCGTGCGTAAGCACTACTTACTTAACGATACAGATGCAATCATTCGCCTAGCATGGAAAATCGGCTATGATGGAGATTTCTACTTTTCAAACGATTCAAGAAAGCTTATCAGTAAGCTAGGCATTACAGAAGACACTTCACAAGCCTATCTTGACGGACAAAACGATCAATTGATTTACTAAAAAACCTTCATTTTTTATTTGACTTTTACTAAAAACTCCCTTATATTACTATTATGATTAAGATTGAACAAAACCAAAACTTCACTAAATTCTTTAATGTCTTTGCTTTCGGCAAACTTGTTGACCAAGTCAGCACTCATGCCAAGGCTATCAAGGTAGCCAATGAGCTTGCTTCTCAGCACAAGCAAACCCACTTCATGCTAGTAGACTCTAACGAGTTCATCCCAACCTCCAAGTCCTAAGTCATGGAGGTCATCGCTTTACTTCTCGCAGTTGCTTGGTCGCTATTCTACGGCATCGCAACACATAACACAAACAACTAAGACAATCATTATGCTTATTCTTCAATCAATCGCATTCACTGCCAAGTCGGGTTGGATCACTGAATCCATGCCCATGTACAAGCGTCAAGCTCAAGCCTTATATAAGGCACGGCTCGCGAACAACAAGGGCGAGCGTCGTAGACGCTACCGTCTGATCAAGGCATAGCCAACAACCAACACACAAGAACATGATACAAGAAAGAATCAAGAGACTCATCTCAACTTTACAAGCTCTTACCATACAGAGAGCCAACGCCCTTCGCTTAGGCAGAGCCAACGAAGCCAATCAGATCCAATCTGTACAGGTTGACATTGACAGACGCATTCAACAGCTAGAGCGTCAACTGAACGCATAGTCCCCTAAGCTACTGACTACCAAGTAGTTAGCTCTGTGGGCAGAGCGCCGGCGCTAAGTATCTATCAGTCAATCACTTACGGTAGTTGTATTGTGCAAGAAGATAGTTGAATCTTTTTTCATGTTTTCCTTGACTTTTCGGTATTTGTATGGTACTTTATATATATGATTAAGACAAAAGAACAGATCAAAGCTCACGCCATCGCACAGGTGGACACCATTCACGCAATCGGCTCAATGTCAGGCAAGCTCAAATTTCTTGCTGATCTCGACCTTGGCTCGATCACTCGCAACGAGACGGCTCAAGAACTCGTGCAAGACTTGGAAGACTTGCGTAAGCTAGTTGATCGTATCGTTCAACAAAACAGTTGAATATTAGCCTTGACTTTTACAGAAAAATCTATACTCTTATAACTATGACAGAATCAGAAAGACTCGCACTTATCGCTAACGCAGTCGCCACAAGCGACAACAAGGTAGACGCAAGGTTTGCCGATATGCTTGACGAACTCAAGCAAGAAAAACTCACCGAGGATGTTGTCCTCAATCACGGCTTGCTCGAAGCATCGAAGCATGATATTCGTGATGAATTCGTTTCACTCGATGCAGTTGAGCATGATAACGAAGACATTGACTTTGACGCTGACGAGAATCTCGTTGACATGGATCAAGTTAGTGGCTCAATGCGTGAAATTTTCGGAGAATGAAAATCTTACCTAAACGAAAAAAACGAGAGCTTGCCAACAAGTGGGTTCTCTTCGGTCAAAGTGGAACGACTTTGCTTGCTCTCGTCGATCCCAAGAATTGGGTACTTAAACCGAATACTTATTTTGTTTCAGAAGATTTCGTTAAGGCGAATCTGCTTTCACTTAAAGACATCACTAAGCAATGCGATGGACACACCCGTGTTCTTATGATGGCATAGCACAATCGAATTGGGCAACCGCCTAGGGATATAGAACACAAGGTAGACCCGCCCCATTAACTAAAAAAATCCGCCAATCGACCTTTTAGATTGAGCGGGGGGGTACTATTTATCAATATTTCAAAAGTTTTATTATTTATAAATTATTTGCTATTCAAAAAAAAATAACAGACTATATTTGGTGTAAACTAATTCATTATGATAGAATTCTATAATGTAAGAAAAAAAACTAAAGTACAGATTGCCGCCGACCTTGTTGAGAAAAAGGAATATACTAATACCACAAAAACAGGAAAAGAAGTAACCCGTTACTCTTTTAAGGCAGTGGACGATGACGGCACAAAGTTAACTAAGTTTTGCAGCAAAGCTGATTACGATAAACTTAATTAATTGGCAATGAGTGACCGGTATTTTTTTAAAATAAAAAAGCCGTCCTCTATAATAACGCCATATTTTAGGAACAATCTGGCGACTATCACGAGTTCCTTTCAGCAGCGTTTCAACTGGGCATCATCCGAAGTGCCTCAAGAAGTTTGGAGGCAGGAATCGGTTTTGTCTGAACTAGATAAAGCTTTTGAAATTGAGAAAGCTGGAGTTATTTCTATCGAAAAAGATAGTGTTTATGATTGGCACAAGGATGATTATCGCGGAGTGTCCGTGAATATGGTGCTGGAGTGTGATCACGGCCATACATTATTTAAAACTCGACCATCAAAATACCAAGTCGAAAAAATAAAAGAACTTAAATACGAGCCAAATACTTTTTATCTATTTAACACTCAAATAGATCATTGTGTAATAAACTTTAATAAAACAAGATATGTATTTTCTTGCGAATTTAAAAAGAAAAAAGACGAATTAAATTATATGACTGTTTTAGATTGGATTAAAAATTATGAAAAATAATAAAAAATGCATAGTTACAACAGAGCAAGGAGATATACAAGGAACAATCATAAATGAATATGAAGAAATTGGCGGCGAAGATGATGGAGCAATATTTGCCGTAATAGATTTAGACAATGGCCAATTAATTACTGTCCGAATGACAGAAGAAGAGTACGGAGATTTTAAGATTGATTAATTTTGTTTTACTAGGCATAATATATAGTAAATTCTAAATTTTCTGGATTTGTAGAAAACCATGTAAGTTGTGACTCGCTTTCCTTTTCCAAGAAATCCTTAAGATCATTAAGGCAAGAGGGGTTATAATTATTGCAAACCCTTAATAAAAATTCTTCCATTTCGCGAATCTTAGAAAAAACCGCCCGTGATGTAGCAAGTTGCTTAATTTTTACCTCAAAGCTAGAGTCCGTCTCCCATGATTCATAAGAATGTATTCCTTCCGCGTCCGGTCCTTGGAGATATATCTTATACCTCCTCTCATTACCTTTAACCACAACTGCTTTATGTAGAAAAGAGTTTGATTCAAAATAAATTTTTTTACACTCATTTTGATTATCTAAGCCAAAGAAGACTGACCTACAGGATTCGTGAAGTTTTTTGTATAACTCTAAAATATCCTCGGGGTATTCATCTTTTATGCGCTGCTCAATATCTGAGCCAAAATCAGCAATTTTGTATCCGAGTAAAGAGCGATGGTTATTTATACCATCTTTGGATACCTTAATCGAATGTTCACTAAAGTAAGATTTCATAAATTAAACAAGTTGACCAGAGAGGAAAAAGACCGCACCGGAGCCAAACCCGCTCCAATCAATTGGCGTTGGTTTCGCCACCTTCGTCATACTCCATATGTAGTTAGCTTTCATCTCAGGCCTCTCCATTGTTAAGCCTTCTCCTTGTACCAAAGTTTTTGTTACTGTGCTGGATGAGGTTCCGTCAAGAAGACCGGGTTGCACATGTCCACCGCCCCATCCATTAGGATTTGGTTGCGTGGTATCCTGAGGGTCAGGGTATAGAAGATTTTGACCATTGCCGGATATTTTAGTCCAAACATGGTCTTGCGTTGGGGCAGTAAAACATAGTGTCACTTCCTGTCCGAAATCAAGACCCAAACTTGCACCTTGCTTTAAGTCCATGACATGCGGTTGACCAGAAAGGACAAATGTATTACCATCTCCCCACGGGTCTGCAACAACTGCGTAGTTAAAATTGAACCCAGTCTCTAGGATAATCTCTTCAGTTTTTTGCGGAGGTCTTGAATTTGTGAATGTAACCTGTATGGGCTTATCCCCATTAATCCCTCCACCACTCCAGTTGCCTATAACTATTTGCGAAAAGTTGTGATACCATGTGTGCTTTCTATGGTAGACGGCTATTCCGCTTGGATAAAGTTCAATACTCTGCTGGAAAAAAATCGGATGAATATCATCGGGAATAAATGTGCCAAATGACGGATTTAAATAATTGATGGCACTCACATTTGGTTGGCCACCTTGAGACGAAAGAGTAAGGACTGAATCATCAACAAATGGGAATGCAGAATCGTTACCCAGATAGTCTAACCAAGAAGGAGTGTTGTAAGGGCCCTGCCCCAAGGATGTGGCTATTTGAGGGTCATAATCAAGGCGAATAAAATGATTCGCATCAAATGCATAGTCAGCCTCAACAGTGCCACAAGTTGAGGCAGATAAGAGCTTTTTTTGCGCCACCTCTACCCGCCTTGATGCATAACCTGAAACCCCTGCACTATCCGTAACGCTGTAATTAATTGTATATGAGCCTTCTGAATCCAATGGTATATTATCTACGGGCGCCTCAAGGGTTGAACCTTTAAACGTCGTGGTTTTTGTTATAGTTTTTTCAATTTTGTTAGTGATGTCGCCATCTTCGGCATCACTTGCGGTTGCTCCGGGATCTTGATAGTAATCTGTCATACTTTCTTGATTGGGTAAATGCTAATTTGTTCTAGATCAGTACCAGCAGTGACCTGCAATGCTTCTATATGTGAGGTTAGTCCTCCGTTATTCTCAATGATGACTCCTCGACCACCAGATGCAGCTGAATTCGTGTCATAACGATCTAGACTATCTGATGTTGAACAATTCTGGGGATGTATGTATTGTCTATAATTCTGGGAGGAGGCCAAAACATTAACATTAGAGGCTATATACGGGGTGTCGAGAGTATGTAGTAAAATAGAATTCCTCGTCCCGTCATATACAAGCCCAAATGCTGCCATTTCCTGCCCTCCAGCCTGAGCCGAATATTGCCAAGAGGCCCATCCAACACAGATTGATGTGTTAAATAAACTTAATGTCTTAGCTTGAAGTGTATAAAATGGGGTAAAATTCGGGGCATTTGTTACAAACGAGCTGGCAGAACCATAACAATAAAACTCATAAACCTGACCGCGGGCAGTAAATTGCCCAGAACGTTGAACCGCTGCATATCTAATCACGTAATGGTTTTCATCATATAGGTATCCATCTAAGTTCGCAGTAGGATCACAATCTTGTTGAGCTGTGATAAAATCCTCCGGGAGAGTTGATGTTGGGGTAGGCGGGGGTCCAATATTAACAACTGGATCTCCAATCAATGTAATAACTGGCGGTGTATTTACAATTGTAACTTGTCGACTTGTGCTTGCGCTCATTCCTCCCGAATCTGTCACGGTATATGTTATAGTAAGTGCTCTGGGATTTGTGGTTGATATATTTGCACTAGTGCCTCCCTCAGAAGTAGTTACAACAATCTGACTTGTGAGATTGCCATCTTGTGCGTCTGTTGCTGTTGCTCCTTGGTCGGTATAAGTTGATCCTGCATTCACAGAAACTGCTGCGCTTCCTGTTAAGGTTATTGTCGGTGGAGTGTTCGGCTCAGGCTCTACAACAACAATCCTTGTTACTTGATCTGCGGACAGTCCACCTAGATCGGTTACGTTATAAGTTATTCTATAAGTAGCTGGTACTGAAGTATTTACAGGATTTACAGTGACTATTCTTGAAGTTATATTTCCGTCTTGTGCATCGGAAGCTGTTGCGCCCTGATCGGTATATGTTGTGTTTTGAACAATTGTAACAGAAGCTGGGCCAGTTCGCGTAATAACTGGTGGGTCGTTTGCTGGCAGATTTACTATCACTGTTCTTATTTTTTCATCTGCAGCGAGTCCTTGAGAATCTTGAACATTGTATTTTACTTGATAAGTTCCGGCGACGGCTGTGTTGACTGGGTTGGTGGTTACTATGCTACTAGTTAATGATCCGTCTTCTGGGTCAAAAGCTGTGGCGCCTTCATCATTGTAGGTATCTCCAGTGATTAAATATTTAGGATTAAGTCCTATTATTTCTATCTCTGGTTTTTCGTTTGGTAGGGATACGGTTAAATTTAAAGTAATTGGCTGAACAGAAGCTCCTGCATAGTTGGCGGCTATAGCATTAAAGGATAAAGTTAGGCTATTGTTGACTATTGTTTTAGAACTCACATCAATTACTCCACTAATCAATCCAGTATTACTAACAGTTAAAGATCCAACTGAAGCATTATTATTTATAGTATACAAGAAAGGATGATTTTTATCTCCAGACATATTAGAAGCTACAATTTGATAAGAGAAATTAAATATAAAAGATGTAATAGTTTGATTAATAATTAAATCAGAAGTTATAACAGGCAAATCAGCTTTAGTAATACCTCTAAATTCAGAAAAACTATAACTTGATCGCGTATAGCTTGATCCCCCTCTTAGAGACCCTATGGCTTGTCCAAACGCATCAAGTTCATTCGGCATCTTAAATGGCGCGCTCCATCCAGCAACACTGGATGATTCAACTCCGTCAGGATTAGTTTCTAAAAAAGTCTTTATATCAGAAAACTTTATTTTCCCTTCTTCAAACATGGAAACTCTTTTTCTATTATTTTTATTAAAGGTTTTAAATTATCAGCCTTAATATAATCTGCAGGATATGCTCCTTTTAATGTTTTATGAGGTTCTCCTAACCAAGCCGCTGCATCCCTTGGTCCTAAGCTGTCACATAATCTTTGAAAAATTTGAAATTTATTCATGCATAATATATTACACTGTGTAATCTAAAAATAGATGCCACGCAAAAAAACTGTTAAACAAGAAGAGGAGTTTAATATTCCTCAATTAAGTTCAGCTGAATTTGAAGTTGAAAATAAACGACTAACAAAGAAACAAAAGGAGTTTATAGCTCTTTCTTTAAGAGAGGACACTCGAATAATGTTCGTTTGTGGTCCAGCTGGAAGCTCAAAAACATATATGGCAGTTTATTCTGCTTTACGTCATTTAAGTAATAATAATGAATTAGATTTAATGTATATAAGAACTATTATTGAAAGTGCAGATAAGGGGCTTGGCGCACTACCCGGCAATATAGATGAGAAGTTTAACCCCTACATGGGACCACTTCAAGACAAGTTAGATGAAATGCTGCCCAGAAAAAACACCTCTCCCACAGTTATGAAAGAGCTCATGGAACAGAGAATCGAGGCAATGCCGATAAACTTCATTAGGGGCGCGAACTGGATCAACAAAGTAGTTGTCGCTGACGAAGCGCAAAACTTTACATTTAAAGAGTTAACTACTCTTATTACTCGTATAGGAAAAAATACCAAATTGTTTATTTGTGGTGATTTTATGCAAAGTGATATAAATGGTAAAAGTGGATTTAGTGCTATGTATAATCTATTTAATGGTGACGATAGTAAATTGAAAGGCATCCACTGCTTTCGATTTACAAAACATGACATCATGCGAGATGAGTTGCTTAAATTTATCATTGGAAAATTAGAGAGTAAATAATTTAGTGTAAAATTCTATTAATGATAGAAATAATATGCGCATTAATTGGTGGAGTATTCACGATATTTGGGGTGTATATATCCACCAAACTCCGACAGAGAAAAGATCCCTTGCCGTTTGATTTAGATCGAAATGACAATATCAATACGGCATTATCTTACACTCTCGAAAAATTGGGGGCGGACAGGTGCTATGTGCATCAGTTCCATAATGGAGATCATTATTACAGTGGGAATTCACAACAGAAATTCAGTTGTACTTATGAAATTGTAGAAGAGGGCATTAGTTGTGAGGCGCCCAGTAGTCAAAATCATAGAGTCTCGAATTACAATTATTTTATTAAAGATTTAGTTAAGAACGATGGGTTTTGTTATAGTAAAGTTAGTGATATAGAGGATTCTACGCTAAAAGATAAGCTAAAAAAGCAAGGGGTTGAGTCTATCGGATGTGTTCCTATTAAATTATTAAATGGCAGAATCATAGGTGTTCTTGGCGTGGATTTCGTAAAAAATAAAAAACAGGTCTGTGGAGAAGGTATGGGTTTATTGAGGATGCAGTCTAAAATAATTGCAGGATATCTCTCAAAGACTTGATTTATTGTTAAAAAAGGGTATAATTAATTATGAATAGTGTCTATTGTACTAGCTGTGGCTCCAAAGTTGAATACTCATACCCCAAGCCTAAATTTTGCTCAAGCTGCGGATGCAGTATGTTTGCAGAAGATAAAAAAATATCAAGTAAGTCTTCTGTCTCCCGAACTCAATCCCTACAAGAAGATGAAACTAACATCGAAATTGTTCCAGATATTCGCCACTTGTCGTACGATGTAGACTATGGGCTACCAAGTATAATCAAGGGTAAGGATATGATTGAAAACCCTTCTGCGCCAGCTCCACGAATTAATCGATCGGCCCCGAATGAGAATAACACTACTCAGTCTAAAAAAGAAATTATCAAGGAAAGCATGCAATCATGCCGCCCTCAAGGTAAGCCAACTGAGTTAAATGGGTAGACCAAAAAAACTTAAATACGAAGATCGTTCAGACGTAATAGATAACGAGCTTCGCAAGAGAAGGCACAAATGGCATCTCCACGCTCTGGCATGGATGGATTATGACGATGTAGAGCAAATAATCCGCGCCCACATATATAAAAAATGGGATCAATGGGATCAGAAAAGATCATTGGCTCCTTGGGTAAATAAAATTATATCCAATCAACTTAAGAATATTTTTCGAAATCATTATACCAATTTCGCCAGACCATGTTTAAGCTGTCCTTTTGCTCAATCTTCATCAACCGAAGCAGACGAGTCTCATTCCGGAATGTGTGCTTTTACCCCAAGCGGCGTGCAATGCTCAGAATGCCCCTTATATGCTAAATGGGAAAAAACCAAAAAAAATGCTTATGATATAAAGATGCCGCTTGCTTTAGACCACCACCCTCAAGAAGTCTTCAGCATTCAACAGGATTCATTTGATGTAGTTCGATGTGCTACAAAATTGCATAAAGAAATGGAAAGCAGGTTAAGCGAAAAGCACTACAAGATATATAGGTTAATATATATCGAAAATATTCCTGATGAAAAGGTTGCCGAAACTATGGGCTACAAGAGTAATGAGAAGGGGAGAAAGGCTGGTTATAAGCAGATTAAGAATCTTAAAAAAATGTTTTTAGCTAAAGCTGAAGAAATACTTGACCGAACTGATATAATAATGTAGTATGAAGTTAAATAAAGAGCAACAAGCTTACCTTAAAGCAAACCATAAAAAAATTCCAGATTTAATCAAGTTGACCCAAGCTGTCTTTCTAGACGAAACATTAGACGGTAGGTCTAAAGAGGGCCGGGCAGTTAAAGATTTTCTAATTGAGGAGGACTTGAATTTTAATACCACAAAGAAAGAAAAGAAAGATCCTATCTCATTAACGGATGATCAAAAAGAGGAAATCCTTGACTTGGCTGAAGATGGACTAAGCTCATTTCAAGTTGCTCAAATAGTTTTCCCTGACGTTGAGGTTAAAAAATTATCTATGGAGCAACGCGCTGTAATGTCCTTTTTGACAGATGTTGCCCCTACTTTAATATCTCAATCAGAGAAACCTAAGGCAAAGGAGAAATATTGTCCGCCTTCTAATCTCGAGGAAGCTGTTATCCTTGTGAATAGATACCTCAACCTTACTCTTTCTGATGAAGAGCTTTCTTCTATAGAAAAAAAATCTATGGAAAAAATCATACATTTTCTATGCGCTCCGCGTTTTTTAAATACAATCAACAATTATAGGGAGGCTGAAGACAGAGAGCTTTTTGAGGCCGAGTTCGTGAGAGCTACATGGGAAAAGCCCGATCTTACAACTGATGAAGTTAATTTATACATTAATGTTTGTATTGATTATATTAATCTTAGGAATATAAGTCGTAATATCGAAAAGTTGAATCGCATGTTTAATGACGCAGACTCTCAACAGGAGATGACTGTTAGGCTCGCTGAACTACTAAAAACAAAAAGTGAAGAGTATGATAAATGCGAAAAGAGAATGGAGTCTTTGATTAAAAAATTGAATGGCGACCGTTCTAGAAGAATAGAGAGTAAGCAGGGCCAAAATGCAAATATCCTCTCCCTTGTGGAGAGTTTCCAGAGTGAAAAAGAAAGAGAGGTCATGGTAAAGATGGCGCAAATGCAAAAGAAATTAGTTAACGAAGAAGCTGATAGATTAGAATCTATGGAGTCTTGGAAAGCTAGGATTCTTGGTTTATCTAGAGATGACGCGGTATAAATACATATCTCCTAAAAGAATCACTTCTGTGAAGGATAATATCTTTACATGTGACGATGTTATCCCTGAGGCTATTTGTGGTGAAATAATTAATCTTGGAAGATCTATGCTTAAGCCTGCTAGAACTGTGGGAAAAAAAACTAAACTTCGAACAAATAAATTGTCGTGGATTTGTTCCTCTAAGCATCCTGCTCTTGAAGAATTACAAAAGTATTGCTCAGAGATATCAAGCAGGGGTATTAAGTATCAAGAAACTCCTCAGTTTCTTGAGTATTCTTCAGGAGAATTCTACGGCCCGCATGAAGATTTTCTCCCTGAAGTTTATTTAAAACGCACCGGGCCCAATCCTTTATCGAGAATGCAAAGAGGGTTTACCTTTTTATTCTATTTAAATCAAGGAGATGAGGGTGGGGAGACGAGGTTTCCTAAACTTTCTACAATCGTGCGGCCTAAAACAGGAAAATTGTTGATGTGGAAGAACGTAGTCAATGGAAAATTAAATACCGAATCTACTCATGAGGGCCTGCCTCCTAAGGATTGGACAAAATACGCCCTAACTATATGGACACGAACCCTATAGTATGTAAGATATGCGATAAGTCTTTCGATTCAGAGAAAGGTCTTCATATTCATTTAAAGTCGCATTCAATAACTATGGCGGAGTATTATACGGCGTATTACCCTAGGAATAACCTACTTACCGGAGAACCTTTGCCTTTTAAAAACAAAAAAGATTACTTTAATAATGATTTCTCCACGAGATGGCAAATGATCCAATGGCTTGCAAAGAATAAGCAGGGTGAAAGAGCCAAGCAATATGCCATTAAGCAGTTAAGCCTCCGCGTCATCGAGAAGGGCCTTAAGAAGGCCCCTAATCATTTAGAGCTAGAGATACTTGACTTACCACCGATAGACAGTTTTAAGATGCTCTTTGGCTCTTATTCTGCTGCTTGCGATGAGATTGGGGTTCACCCTATATTCACAAAGAGGATTCCTAAAGAATTTTTCATAGATGATTTTTTGGAAACAAAAATATTCATTGATACTAGAGAACAGAAACCTTTATCATTTAAAAATGAATCTACAATGAAACTGGATTTCGGAGATTATACTGCTGCTGGGGATGATTATGCATATACCTACGTTGACCGCAAAAGCGAACAGGATTTTAAGTCCACGATGACTACGGGCTTTGACAGATTCAAAAAAGAACTAGATAGAACAAGAGATTTTGGGTGTTATATGTTTGTCGTGGTTGAATCTAGTATAGATAAAATCCAAAGAAACAACAACTTTGCCTCTCATAAGTCTAACTTGAAATATGTCTGGCATAATATGAGGGTGCTCACCCATGAATACGCTGGAGTATGTCAATTTATTTTTTCCGGTAGCAGATCAAAGTCCGAAGAGATTATTCCAAAAATTGTTACTTTAGGAGATAAATTGTGGGATTGCGATATGCAGTATTATATAGATAAATCAATGAACAATAAAGGAGAGTCATAATGACATGGGAAACTGGTAATCAACCTCAAAATCCGAGTAAAGAAGATATCAATAAGATACTCCTTGAATGCGGCTTTCTTGAGGAAAGCGAAGCGAAGATATTGCTTTATAAGTTTTTGAGAGAAAATATTACATTTACGACTAGTTTATTGGCTGGCGTAGATCTATTTCCCTTTCAGCATATGGCGATTAAGTCAATGTTCGAAACAGATTATTTTCTCGGTATTTGGAGTCGGGGAATGTCGAAATCTTTTACGACAGGAATATACGCATTTCTGGACGCAATTTTAAATCAAGGCATGGAGATTGGGATTCTCGCTGCATCATTTAGGCAGTCTAAGCAAATATTTAAAAAGATTGAAGATATCGCCTCTAAACCTGAGGCTCAATTTCTAGCCAACTGCATAACAAAAAAAAGTAAAAGTAATGATGAGTGGCTTATGGAAATCGGGAGAAGCAGAATTAGGGCGCTGCCCTTAGGTGACGGCTCCAAGCTACGGGGTTTTCGATTTCATAGAATCATTATCGATGAGATGCTTTTGATGCCTGAAAGAATTTATAATGAGGTTATCGTACCCTTCCTTTCTGTGGTGGAAAACCCGACACAAAGAGAAGATTTATATAATCTCGAGACTAATTTAATTTCCCAAGGGAAAATGAAAGAGGAGGATCGCTATAGATGGCCAAACAATAAATTAATCATGCTCTCTTCTGCTAGTTACAAATTTGAATATTTATATAAGTTGTATTCTAATTTCGAGGGCTTAATTACTAATCATGTAGATAAAAACGATGGGTCTAATGCCCGTAGGTCTATTATGCATTTTAGTTATGACTGTGCTCCAAAGCAATTGTATGATTTGAATCTTATTAATCAGTCCAAAGCTACAATGAGTCAATCTCAATTTGATCGAGAATTTAATGCTGTATTTACAGATGATAGTAGCGGATACTTCAAGACTTCAAAGATGGCTGAATGTACCATACCTGACGGAGAGGGGCAATGCGTTGAGATTGCGGGGGAAGCTGATGCAAAATATATACTTGCAATCGACCCTAGTTGGGCAGAAAGTGAAAGCTCTGACGACTTTGCAATGCATGTAATTAAATTAAATGACAAGTCGAGACAAGGAACCTTGGTTCATAGCTATGCAATGGCAGGCACAAGACTCAAAGATCACATATTTTATTTTAAATATTTGGTAGAAAAATTTAATATTGTATCTATCGTTGCTGACTATATGGGTGGTGTGCAATTTATTAATGCAGTAAATGAAAGCAGCCTATTTAAGAAAGATAAAGTTGAGTTTGGGGTTGTTGATTTAAAATTTGATGATCTAAGTGACTATCAATCTGTATTAGCTGAAACCCGTAAGCAGTATAACTTAAAGTCAAAGAAAATATGTTTTCTCCGCAAGCCCAACTCAGATTGGATTAGGCGCGCAAATGAGTCTTTGCAGGCCAACTTCGATCATAAAAGAATATGGTTTGGCTCTAGAGCAATTGATGAAGATTACGCAATCCAACGCAGAAAGAAAATTCCTATCCAGAAACTTAAGTTTCTAAGCAGGAACTCTGAAGAAGGACAAACATCCGCCGCAAAACTAATTGACTTTATTGAGCATCAGTATGATATGATTAATCTTACAAAAACTGAGTGCGCCCTAATTCAAATAAAAACTTCGCCTCAAGGAACTCAAACATTCGACCTTCCAGATAACTTGAAGAGACAAAGTGGCCCCGAAAAAACAAGAAAGGACTCATACTCCGCGCTTGTCCTCGGGAACTGGATGGTTGAATTGTACTATGATTTCCAAAATGTTGACATTCGCCCGACTTATCTAGATTTTACGCCCATGTTTATAAAGTAAAAAAGTACTTTAAAAGTGACTTTATACTTTTATTATATAAAAACACGTGTAATAAAATTTAATGAGCAAACGAAAATATACCAAAAAATCAGACTACTGGAAAAAATTTGAACAAGATCCGCAACCTTCGCCATTTATGGAAAGCCAAGCATCGTGGATGCCTGAGTTGGCTGGAGAAGGGTTTTATCAGTCTGTGGCCTCAAGAGGGGCATCTGCCACGAACACGACAACTCGCAGAAGGAATGTAGCAACAAATTCAGATAAAGGCGCGACTTACGATAATATTGGAAAAGGCATGCTTCCATATTCTTACAGCAAGGGAGGTATACATATACAGGAATCTATCGAGTTATGCCAAAAAGCTTATGCGAACGTTTCTATTTTTAGAAACGCTATAGATATTATGGCAGAATTCTCGAATGCAGAATTGGTACTGGAGGGAGGAACGGCCGCTTCTAGAAACTTTATAGAAAGTTGGTTTAAGAAAGTCAATCTCTGGACATTGAAAGACCAATTCTTTAGGGAGTATTATAGGTCTGGCAATGTTTTTCTTTACACAATACAGGGTAAGTTTAAGCTTGGAGACTTTAAAAATTTCTCGAAAAAGCTTTCGGTTATATCTAAAAACGAATTACCCTTAAGGTATATTATCATTAATCCTTATGATATTGTAAGAAAACATAGCTCATCTTTTTCCACATCGTTATATCAAAAAATTCTCAGTGAATACGAACTCGAAAGACTCAAGAACCCTAAAACCGATTCTGATGTAGAGATATACAAAGCCCTCTCTCCTGAAGCAAAGGAAAAAATCAAGAACGGAGGATATCTCAGAGATGGTATTAAGGTAGATTTAGATCCAAAATATTTAAGATATTGCTTTTATAAGAAACAAGATTATGAGCCATTTGCTATACCATTCGGTTTTCCAGTTTTAGACGATATCAATTTCAAGCTTGAATTGAAAAAGATTGATCAGGCTATTACTCGAACTATAGAGAATGTAATCCTATTAATTACTATGGGGGCAGAGCCTGATAAGGGGGGCGTGAATCCTAAAAATTTAGTTGCAATGCAAAGCCTTTTTCAAAACGAAAGTGTTGGTCGGGTTCTTGTTAGTGACTATACTACCAAAGCTCAGTTTGTGATTCCTGAAATCAATAAAGTGCTCGGTCCTGAAAAATACGAAATTGTTAATCAAGATATTAAAGAGGGCTTGCAAAATATTATTGTCGGCCAAGAAAAATTCTCCAACACTGCTGTAAAGGCAGAAATATTCCTAGAAAGATTGAAAGAGTCTAGGAACGCATTTCTCCACCAGTTCCTTCAGCCTGAGATCGATCAGCTTTGTAAAAATCTAGGCATGAAGAAAGCTCCAGTAGCAAGATTTGAGGAGGTAAATGTGAAAGACGAGACCCAATTACAAAGGGTGACCACGAGGCTTATGGAGATCGGGGTACTTACCCCGCAACAAGGTCTCGACGTTATTAAAACTGGAATCTTTCCTGATGCTAAATTAATTGAGCCTGCACAAGAAGCTTTTGTAGAAGAGAGAGAAAAAGGATATTACAATCCTCTAGTTGGCGGAGTTCCTATGATGGCTGGCGCAGAGCAGCCAAATAATAACCAAACCCCAAAATCTGCCGGCAGACCTACGGGCACTTCAGGCATACCCAAGCAGACTGAAGCCAAGAAAGATTTTTATAATGTAGATTATATTCAAGACATAGTCAAAGAAACAGACGCATTTAGACGAACCACAATGGCTAAGCTTAAGAAAGAGAACAAAATAAAAAGGTTTACGAAAAACCATAAAGATTTATTGGATCGCTTATGCGAGTCTGTAATAACATCTTCAGAGAGAGAAACTTGGTCACGTAGGGCGGATGATATAATTAAAAATCCCAAAAACATAATTTCTCTTGAAACTATCGCTGAAATTAATAATATTTCTATAGAACATCAATTAGACACGTATTCTTCTGCACTATTATATCACAGTAAAAAATTTAATAAAAAATAATATCCTTTTTAATTGGTGTAACAAATCACATGAAATCATATAACAAAAGTAGCTCTCCATTCAAATATACTACTGTTTTTAGTCAAAATTCATTGGCTTCAGTTAAGGTTGGGGAAGAAAATAATATTTCGCTTGCATCTTTGGACCCCCTTCAGCCTTTAATTCCTGATGCGGTTGATTTGGGTAGGAATATTGATTTACTTGGCGTTGCATTTAATGCGGCTGTAGCAAATAAATTTAATAATAACGGAGATGGAATAGAAACGAATACCGCTCTAGCCATCAAGGACTACTTCATCCATAAGCCTACCAATATAGAACATGACAGATCAAGGGTCGTTGGGCATATTGTAAATGCAGGTATATCTGCGTATGGGCAAGAAAACTCAGAGCTTATTCCTGAAGAAGAGTTAAAAGGCACTTATTCCCCATTTCATATTTCTTTGGCTGCTGTAGTATATAGAATAGTGAATTCTGATTTTGCAAATTTAATTAATGATAGCAGCGATCCCGATCATGAAAATTATCAGATGGTTTCCGCAAGCTGGGAATTGGGATTTAATGAATATGTAATAGCTCTTGGTAGTGATGACCTAACCGAAGCTGAATTAATTTCTGACGAAACACAAGTGAAGGAATTGTCTCAGTACCTTATCACTCAAGGAGGCGCAGGAGAAATGAAAGACGGAACCAAAGTAAATAGATTAGTTATTGGAGACGTATACCCTCTGGGAATCGGCTTCACTGCGACACCTGCTGCCGACGTAAAGGGAGTGGTTACTAAAACAGAAAAAAAGGATCTTAAATCATATTCTAATGTAGAAAAAATTGAAATTAATAAAAACTTTTTAACCCCTTTATTAATAAAAGAAAATAAAAAAATTTCCCAGAACGATAAAAAATGGGTAAACTTATCAGATAACAAAAATATTATCATGGAATCACAAGAAATAATTCAAGAATTCAAGGCCGCATTGGACCAGCATAAGTTCGACAAAGAAGCTGTAGCTTCTATGACTGACACATTCACTAGCGCTATTAAGCAAAAGGATGAGCAGTATCAAGCAGAACTCGAGCAGGCTCAAAACGCTGAGAAGGAATTGGTAAAACAGCAAGAAGAGCTTCAGGCTTCTGTTAAAGATCTTTCGGCTCAGCTTAAAGAAGCTACCGACAAGGTTCAAAACTTAGAAGATGCTCAGGCTCAAGAAGTTGTAAAGGCTTCATTCAATGAAAGAATGGGAGCTCTCGACTCTGCGTTTGATCTCGAAGACGAAGATAAAACTATCATCGCTCAAGAATTAAACCAGCTAGACGTCTCTGAAGAAGCTTTTGCTGAATACAAAAGTCGCTTTGATCAAGTGTGGAAGCACAAGAATAAAGCACACAAGGAAGAGCAAGAAAAAGCTTTTCAAGAAAAATTGCAAGCTGCATTAGAAGCTAAGCTTAACGAAATGGAATCCGGACAAACCTCCGTGGCCTCTGAAGTTACCTCTGAAGAAGTAACTAAAGAAACTACTGAAGAAGTTGTCGAGGAAGCATTAGAACAGGCTGAAGCAGCAAACACTGAAATTTCAAACTCTAACGAATCTCTCTCTGAGGAAGCGGAAACTTGGGCTGAAAAGTTCAAAGGTGCGTTCAAAGATAGCGTTTCTGTTCAATACTAAAACAAAAAAATAAAATGGGACTCAGAATACTACCATTCAGACAGTACGACGAAAATAACGTCGTGAACATGTTCTCGTTTGCTACAGGCAGCGCCAATGTTAATTTGGTTGACAAGCTTGATGACGGCAATGCGGGTGCTAAAGCTCACGGCGGAGTTTTTGTTAAAGTTGCTAGCGCTGACCTAAATAAGGATCCGATCGAGTATGCTGACAACAGCTACTTAGGTAAGACAAACTACCCTCACGTGGGTGGAAATGCTTATCCTTCGGTTCCTCATACAGTGTCGCTCGCCGGAGCCACAGATTCTCCGTTGGGCATTACGCTCTATCAAACGGCATTAAGGGATGAGAACGAAGAAAAACTTCTCTACTATCCTCAGAAAGCTCTTGAGAACTATGCAGTTCTCCCCGGACAGGCTGTTCCTGTCGCGACAAAGGGTGTTTTTACTCTGCACGAAAGCGCAATCGCAAACGGAAGTTGGGCCACAGTTGTTCCCGGCAGGAAGCTGAAAGCTGCTGCTGACGGAAAATGTGAGGCAACCTCGGCAGTTTCTGGTGAGCGCTTTGTTGGTAAGGTTCTCGCCACAGGCGAACGCCAAGCTGACGGCAAGGGAGCTTCTGTTGATGCTTTCTCCGGAAAATACGCAGTTGTGCAAATTGATTGCTAATCTTTAAACGAAAAGGAAAAAATATAAAATGAATATTACTCTTAAACGAACTGAAGAGCAAGTCGAGCTAGTTAAAGCTATGGCTTCCAAAAACAGGGACACTGCCTATGAAGCGCAAGCTGCATTGGCCGCATTTCTTGCACCTGTACTTGCAGAAGTTATTAATAACGCTCCGACAATCAGCAATCTTTTTAAAACTCTGAGCTTTAGCCCAGATGATAATCCTAGCATTCCTTTGGATCTGTATACGGATATCAATGATGAAGACTATGTGCAGGTTTACAGTCAGTCGGTTCCCGGCGGTCTGCCAACCAGTACCGTACAGCCTAGCTTCAGCGAAATGAAGGTAACTACCTATCGTTTGGATAGTGCAGTTTCTTTTGACCGCAAGTTTGCTTCTAAGTCTCGTATGGACGTAGTTGGAAAAACCTTTGCTCGTGTAGCTCAGGAAATCCTTCTAAAGCAAGAAAGAACTTCCGCAAACCTTATCATGGGTGCGCTTGCTAAAGCCGAAACTAATGGCAACAAGCACATTATTGATTGCGGCACAGACGGGAGAGTTCTTCTTGATGATTTTAACCGCATGCTTACGCTTGCTAAAAGGATCCACACCTCTTGGAGTGGTGGTTCCCCAGTAGCTCGCCGTGGCGGAGTTACCGATCTTATCGTTTCTCCTGAAGTTGTACAAGAACTTCGTACGATCGCTTATAACCCGATCAATACGAAAGGTGCTGGTACAACCACAACTGCTGCAGTTGATATTCCTTCAGGAACAGAT